CCCTCTTGATTACTTGTCCAACGACCTGCTGATTTGTTATCTGCTTGTAATTTTAATTCTGGAAACACATGTTGATATTCTTCGCTGTCTATTATGTTTCTTACTTTACGACCAAAACGCACAGCTAATTCAGCCGTGTGAGTAGTTTGTATAATTTTTAAATCGCCTCTACGGCCCATCATCCAGGCTGGAAAAAATGTAGAAGCAAACTCTGATTTTGAGTGTCTTGGAGGTAAACATACGATAAGTCGTTTAAGTTTACCATCGGCAATCTTATTAAACTTATCGGCAATAATTTTATGATGCCTGCCCTCAATAAACTCTGGCCACATGTGTTTAACAAAAGAAATAAAATCTGCTTGGCAAGAGTCTTGTTTTTCTAACTGATCGTAACGATTTAATAAAGCTACAGCTTCGGCTTTATCTTGCTCCGATAAAATATCAAAATCTTTAAAAGAAACCTCGTTCATAAGCGAGCTGGGCAGTTAGGTAGTGACGTAAAAAACCACCCAACTCTAAGCGTAAAACGCCTAGGGGTAGTATTACATATAGTTAAACTTCGTGCCATTGTTCGTTTTGGAAAAGCAGCGACTCAGCTTCTCTACGACGTATTAATCCTTGCAGGGTTTCACCGCCAGCTTTGTTCCACCTTCGCATTTGTGCTGGTACTTCACTCTTTTTGTTATCGTTCAAAACCTTGAGCATAGTACTAGAATTTAAGTTTGAAGGGCCTAAATTAAATGTCCAAGACACTAAGGCATCGAACTCATGCTGCTCAAGCGGGACTTTTACTGCTTTATTTACAGCCTCTTCAAAAACATCAACATCCTCTAATAATAGTGCATCAGCTCTTTGTTGTGATATTTCCATACCTTCTTTTACGTTATTAGTTGAACCAAAACCTATTGTCCAAACGCCAGCAGCGCATTTATAGCTTTCTAGTTTGCAGCCTTCAAACTTTTTAATAAGAGCAAGACCTTCTTGTGATATTTCCATTTTTTCCATTTCATTCTCCCCATTTTTTTGTTTTTGTGCCGCCATAATAATCAACAGCAAGATTTTCTTTTTTAAGTAAATCAGCGATGTTACCTTTTTCACAAAAGACATCCGCTAATACTCTCCCATATTTGTCAGTACCATAAGATCTAATTGTAATATCTCCCACCAACCAATCTTTAAGTTTTTGTTTTGCTAGTAAACCAAGTTCTTTTTCTTTTGCTCTTTCTGGGTATTTTTTAATATTTATCCGGCTCTCTGGAGTATCAATCGAGTTAATTCGTACAGCTTTATTGTGTAATTGCACTGAAAATCCTAGATCTATAGTCTCCAATCTTATAGTGTCACCATCCGTTACGGATCTTAATTTGCACTTATAAACAAATGCTTCTGGTGATTTATTCATCCTCTTCTCCTTCATTAGTAGTTACTTTCCTATAATAAACAACTACTTCTTTTAATTCTTTAATGTATCTTTTTAATTCTTGCATATTATAAGACATAAGCTCATAGTCTGGGACAGACATCGCCACGAATACAACAGATCCGTGCTCTCGTTCTACGCGCTCTAAAAATTCATCTATGTTTTTTTCTGAAACTACATACCAATACGGATCTTTAAGATCCACAGCTCTTGGTAAAATTGGTTGCACAATCTTACGTTCTACTGGCTTGCTAATTACTTCTACTTTATTACTCGGAATTAGGCTGCAACTGCAAACCGCTATCGAGATCGTCGATACCAGCAGTATCTTTTTCAATGCTATCGAATACATTTTTAGTCCCATTGTTTACCCTAGTTTCTATTAGTCCGGGTTTAGCTATAGCTAATTTAGACAGGTTATGTCGTTTGAAAATGTCAAGGTATCTTGACATCTCCGCTTCTATTTCTTGATTTTTTGATTGTAATTCTAATAAAGAGTTAGTTTGTAAGGTAAAATCGTTTTGTAAATTTTCTATTGCAGCTTTTTGCTCTGCATCTCTGAGTTCAAAAGCATCATTTAAAGCAGATAGTCTAGTATTTTGCCAGTATAAAAAACTACACAGTAAAACCAACACGCCAATTACGCCTAAAAATACTTTACTCATTTACTGTCCATATCGCTAATTTATCTTTTTTACCTTTTACGTTGATAGGTTTTAGTAATTTTAATACAAGTTTACAATTTTTTGCAGTCTTGTGTCCAATCAATATATCTTCGCCAACTTCTTTTGTAGCGCTTTCAAGTCTAGCTGCTGTGTTTACAGCATCTCCTATTGCTGAGTAATCAAACCGAGTGTCGCTGCCCATATTTCCAATAACTGCATACCCAGACTGACAGCCTACGCCTACTTGGACTGGAGTAGTAAGTGTTTTATTAAGTTCAGCTATACCCTTTTGTATATCTATTGCAGCTTGCACCGCTTTGGTTTCATGGTCTTCTAAATCTAAAGGCGCTCCAAAAATAAACATGCCTGCGTCTCCGATAAATTTGTCCGTCATTCCTCCAAGTTTTTGCACAGCGTTTACTTGTACAGTCAAAGTTTTATTCATAATCTCGGTTACTTCTTCTGGCGATAATTTTTCACTTAATGAAGTAAAGCCACGAAGATCTGTAAAAAGATAACTGCAATATTTTTTTTCACCACCCAGTTTTAGTAAATCTGGATTGTCCTGGAGCTGTTTAACTTGTCGTGGATCTAAGTAATGTTCAAATTGTTTTTTAATTTCTAAACGCAATTTGTATTGTTCTCGGAAGCGCATATAGAAAACTACGCCACTCATAATCATTTCTGATACAAAAGTCCAAGAAAAATCTAATAAAATGCCATTTTTGATGCTAAAAACTCCTAAGACTCCTGTAGAGGCAACAAAAATTGCTCCGAAGGCTAAACCCTTAGTCATGTTGAGATATGCTAGTACAAGCGAAATGGTGAGCACAAAAATCGTAAAAACCAAAATTTCGGCTGCAATCGCCCAATCTGGAATATAAGGAGAGTTTTCAAGCAAAATTGACTCAGATAATGCAGCTTGTATTTTATGTGGCTCAAGTAATCCAACCGGCGTTGCAACTTGTGGCATGATACCTGCGGCATCTACTCCGACAAAAACATATTTGCCGTTGACATCCATTTCTTCTAATGTTGTTTGTGGTGTGTCGACCCAGCTAATCCATTTACGTCCAAGACTGTCTGTTTTAACAGGAGCTAAACCCTGTACTGTTATTTCTTCTATACCATTATCATTAGTTTT